CTACCAATAGCTGAAAATTATTTCAACTGGGTTACAAAAAATTCAAAGCGACAATCTGAAAAGACCGCTGCGAAAAAAGACAAAGTGAAGTCTTAAAATTTACAGATGCGACCTCCAATTTGGAGACAACCAAGTCGATTAAATCAACCACAACATAAGGAGGTTTGACAATGTCAAATCAAATTACTACTGCTTTTGTACAGCAATATTCAAATAATGTACAAATGCTATCACAACAAAAAGGTTCTCTCTTGAGATCTGCTGTTGATGTAGAAACTGTTGTCGGCAAAAACGCATTTTTCGATCAAGTTGGAAGTGCACTTGCAGTTAAAAGAACTACAAGACATGCTGATACACCACAGATGGATAAAATAATTGTTCATTAAAAATTCGGTGAATTGCTGGGAACTCCTAATAAAATAGGACAATCAGCAGCCTAGCTAGATAATTTAAAAGGTATTTAGAAGGTTCAGAGACTAGAAGTTGACGAAAGAATAATACTTCCAAGAGTGCCGAACACTATTTAATAGTGAAGATATAGTCCGAGCTGCATAGTAATATGTAGATGTAAAATAATTAAAAAATTTACAAAGAACACAACTGACACCACATGCAAGAAGAAGAGTTAGCCTTGTAGATTACGAGTATGCAGATCTTATCGATAACCAAGATAAAATCAGAACTCTAATCGATCCAACTTCATCTTACGCATCTGCTGCTGCTTACGCATTAGGTAGAGCTCAAGATGATGAAATCATCGCTGCGTTATCTGGCACAGCTTATACTGGAGAAACTGGCTCAACAGCTACTGCTCTTCCAGGAAGCCAAAAGATAACTGAAAGCGGTACTGCTGGTTTAACTATTGCTAAATTAAGAAGTGCAAAAGAACTTCTTGATGCTGCATCTGTTGATCCATCAATTACTAGATACATTGCAGTTGGTCCAAGACAAATCACAGATTTGTTAGGAACTACTGAAGTTACATCTAGTGATTTCAACTCAGTAAAAGCTCTAGCGAATGGAGAAGTTAATTCATTCTTAGGCTTCAACTTTATAGTGTCTAACAGACTTACTATTGCTTCATCTAAAAGACTTTGCCTAGTTTGGGCAATGGACGGATGTAAAATGGCAATCGGTCAAGACTTAATGACTAGAATTGATGAAAGATCTGACAAAGGTTATGCTCATCAAGTTTATGTTTGCCAGTCTATCGGATCGACAAGAATGGAAGAAGATAAAGTTGTAACAATCCAAGCTCACGAAGCTTAATCAATAGGAGATATAAATCATGTCAAGTGTTAAAGGTGTAAATCACACAAATATAACTGCTGATCCTATTGTTAAAGTGGATAGCGAAGTTCTAGGTGGAAAAATAAGAGTTTCATACGATAGTTATGAAGCTTCTTCTTTAGCCTCTGGATCAGACATAACGATTGGTAGAATACCTACTAACGCAACTATAATGGATGTTGTTCTAAAGTGTGATGCTTTAGGCGGATCTTCAACTTTAGCAGTTGGAGACAGCGGAGATGCTGACAGATATTTAGCTGCTGTTGGTACATGGAATGCTGCTGGTCAAGTTCAATCAATGTTAGGTGGCTCTACTGCTGCTAATACTGCGATGACTGGTCTGGGTTACAGAACAACTGCGGAAACTGATATCGTAATTACAACTGGTGGAGCTACAATTACTGGCTCTATTCATTGTTGGGTTATGTACACAGTTGAGTAGTCAATAATCTTTTTGCTTGGCGGAGAAATCCGCCAGGCATTAATTATGACAAAATTTATTTTAATTCTTCATCTTTGTAGTTTTAGTGGAGATCCTATTTGTTTTGATGATCAATATGTTGCAGAATTTGAAGATCATTATTCATGCGTAAAAGTAGGTTATGTAAAAGCATACGAAAGTTTAAACAGTTTAGAAATCAAAGAAATTAACCAACGTAAATTAGCAATCAGAATTGAATGCAAAGAACTTAAAGAGGAAAAAATATAATGGCAAGTGTAGTTTCAATGTGTAATTCAGCTCTAAATTTATTAGGAGCTTCAACAATCTCAGCATTAACTGATGACAGTAAAAATGCCAGATTATGTAACCAAAGATATGAGCCTATTAGAGATAGAGTATTTAGAGGTCATGCTTGGAACTGTTTGCATAAAAGAATTCAATTAGCTCAAAACTCTACTGCTCCAGTTGTTGAATACTCAAATGCTTATTCTCTTCCAGCGGATTGCCTAAGAGTTTTAAAAATTCATAATGGTACAACAGATAGTATCGTATCAAGTATCGATTATAAATTAGAAGGAAAAAATATTGTAACAGATGAAGGAACAGTTTTTTTAATTTATATTGCTAAAGATACAGATCCAAATAATTACGATACTTATTTACAAGAAAGTATTTCTCATCAACTAGCAGCAGATATAGCTTATGCTGTAACTAACAATGCAACACTTGCTAAAAATTATATGGAAAGAGCAGATGAAAGATTAAGAGAGGCAAGATTTATTGATGCAACTGAAAATTCTTTAGGAACTGTTGAAAGTTCTGAATTTACAGATGCCAGATTATAATGTCCAAATCAGCTTTTGATCCAAGATTATTAGAAAAATATTCAGAGCCTAAATCACTTCTACATTTTCAATGGGGAGATGATGAAAAAGTTTATCGATACGCATTAGTAGAAATTATTAACCAGGATGAAATAGATCCAACTACAAAATGTAAAAGAGAAGAACAAGGTTTAACTCAACAAGAAATTTTTAAAAAAATATGCCAAGAACAACACTAGCTTTAACATCTTTCGTATCTGGAGAATTTTCTCCTAAAATGGATGGTAGAACAGATTTTGATAAATATAGTTCTGGTGCAAAAACTATGGAGAACTTTTTAGTTCATCCTCAAGGAGCTGCTACTAGAAGAGTTGGTACTCAATTTATTTCAGAAGTTAAATCAAGTGCTGCTAAAACAAGATTAATACCTTTTGAGTTTTCAACTACTCAAACTTACATTTTAGAATTTGGAAATACTTACATTAGATTTTTTAAAGACAAAGGACAGATATTAGATAGCGGATCAGCTTACGAAATATCAACTCCGTATTTAACTGCTGAATTATTTGAAATAAAATTTGCTCAATCAGCAGACGTTATGTACATCACACATCCAAATCATGAAGTGATGAAGTTATCAAGAACTGGTCATACAGCTTGGACATTAGCAGAAGTTGAATTTACTGATGGACCTTATCTTGCAACGAATACAACAACGACAACTTTAACACCAGCCTCTGCTAGTGTTGGAACTGGAGTTAATATTACTGCATCAGCAGTTACTGGTATTAATGGAGGAACTGGATTTCAAACAACTGATGTTGGAAGAATAATAAGTTTTAATTCTGGTAAAGCAAAAATTACAGCAAGAACGAATACGACTGTTGTTGTTGCTACAATTACTACTGCATTCACTAATACAAATGCAACAGCCGCTTTTAATCTTGGTGCTTATTCAGATACGACTGGACATCCATCATGTGTATCATTCTTTGAACAAAGATTAGTATTTGCTGGAACAAAAGATGAGCCACAAACAATATTTTTTTCAGCAGCTGGTGATTACGAAAATATGACTACTGGAACAAATGCTGCTGATGCTATGGTTTATACTATTGCTGCTAATCAAGTTAATGCTATTCGATATATGAAAGCAGTAAGAACTTTAGTTGTTGGAACAACTGGAGGTGAATACACAGTTTCAGCAGATGGAACAGATGCAAGTATTACTCCAACAAATATTACAATTAAAAGACAGAGCTCTTATGGATCTGCCAATGTAGATGCTATTCCAGCTGGCAATGCAATTTTATTTTTACAAAAAGCTAGAAGAAAAATTAGAGAACTACAATACAATTTTGATAGTGATGGTTATCAAGCTCCAGACTTAACTATACTCAATGATAGTGCTACTAACTCTGGAATAAACGAAATGGTTTATCAACAAGAGCCAGGTAGTATTATTTGGTGTGTTAGAGATGATGGAGTTTTAGCTGCATTAACTTATCAGAGATCAGAAAATGTAATTGCCTGGAGCAGACATATTTTCGGAGGTGTTTTTGGAACTGGTAATGCAGTTTGTGAAAGTGCTGCAACAATTTCTGGAGATTTAACTGAAGATGAAGTTTGGGTTATTATTAAAAGAACTGTTAATGGTGCAACTAAAAGATATGTAGAATGTTTTTCTGATTTTGATTTTGATGAAACAGATCCTACAGATTTTAAATTTTTAGATAGCCACCTATCCTACTCTGGATCTTCTACGTCAACTTTATCTGGACTAAGTCATTTAGAAGGTCAAGAAGTATCTATCCTGGCGGATGGATCTGTACATGCTAATAAAACTGTAAGCTCTGGTGGAATTACTTTAGATAGAGCAGTTACTAAAGCATGTGTCGGTTTATCTTACGATAGCATTTTACAAACAATGAGAATTGAAGGTGGAGCTGCTGAAGGTACATCACAAGGTAAAACAAAAAGAATTTCAAAAGTAGTATTAAGATTATTTGAAACAGTTGGAGTTAAAGTTGGTCCTTCTTTATCTAATCTTGAATTAGTACCATTTAGAACTACATCAAGTAATTTATCAGCTCCAGTTGATACTCTACTTGCTGGAGATAAAGAAATTGAATTTAGAGATGATTATAACTCAGATGGATTTATTATTATAAAACAAGACCAGCCTCTTCCATGTTCTGTACTTGCAATATATCCAACTCTAGTTACATCGGATGGCTAATTTTAAAATAGTTCCTTACGAAAAACATCATGGAGATCAGATGGTTGAGTTTGGATTAAATCATAAACTAATGGATATCGATGCAAGCTATACAGAAAATAGAATTGATGCTAAAGTATTTGGTCTCTCATTTACTTTATTGGCTGACAATAATCCTATTTTGTCTGGCGGCATCATTCCTCTTTGGAACGGAGTTGCTGAAGGTTGGGTTATGGCAAGCAAAGAAGTTCATGATTACAAAATTAAATCAGCTTCAGCTGTTAAGAAAAGATTAGATCTACTTTGTAACAACAACAATATTTATAGATTGCAAACAGCAGTCAAAGCAGAATTTAAAACTGGTGTTCGGTTTGCCGAATGGCTTGGATTAAAAAACGAAGGTTTGATGACCATGTATGGTCCAGACCAAACTAACTATTATAGGATGGCAAAAATTTATGAGTTTTCTAGGTAATTTAGCAGCAGCTAGTTCAGCAAAAGCAATCGGTAAATACAATGCAAGTGTTGCTTATCAAGAAGCACAATACGAAAGAAAGAAAGCAGCAGTTAAAGAACAAATTTATAAAACAGTTGAAAGACCAAGATTACTAGATCAACAAGACCAACAATACTCGAATTTTTTTGTATCATCTTTAAGATCTGGTGCAGAGATGAGAGCTGGTGATACTCCATTTAAAGTTGCTCTTAAAAATAAACAATTACAATCTTTTGATATAGCAATATCAGATTACAATTCTAAAGTTGCTGTCCAGGACCAGATTAATCAATCTTTATTAATTGAAGCTAGAGGCAGAGGCGAAGAGTTTAAAGGTAAGATGATGGCTAACACAGAATATATGAAAGCTGCTGGAAGCTTACTTACTATGGGATCTCAATCTCAAGCAGAAGGAAGGCTAGTAATATCATAATGGCAAAATTAGAAATATTTAATAGTAATGCTAAAGTTGCAGAAAGTGCAACACCAAGAACTTCTGCTCTTGCTTTA